ACTTCAGGTTCAAGTGGTACTTCAGGTGCTTCAGGAACAAGTGGTAATAATGGTACTTCTGGTTTAAGTAGAACATCAGGTAACTCAGGTACTTCAGGATCAAGTGGTACAAATGGTTCTAAAGGTCAAGATGGAAATAATGGTACATCAGGTGAAAGTGGAACTTCAGGTGAAAGTGGACAATCTGGTACTTCAGCATCTTCTGGTACTGGTGGTTCATCAGGTAATACAGGAACAAATGGATTAAGTAGAGGATCAGGTACATCAGGATCTTCGGGTACATCAGGTTCAACTGGTGCTACAGGTTCTAATAGAACATCAGGTTTAAGTGGTACTTCGGGATCAAGTGGTACATCAGGTGCTAAAGGTACAAGTGGTATAAATGGTACCTCAGGTTTAAGTAGAACATCAGGTAACTCAGGTACTTCAGGATCAAGTGGTACAAATGGTTCAAATGGTGCTAATGGAGCTAATAGAACTTCAGGACAAAGTGGTACTTCAGGTTCAACAGGTACTGGTGGTTCAAATGGTGCTAATGGAGCTAATAGAACTTCAGGACAAAGTGGTACTTCAGGATCAAGTGGTTCATCAGGTGCTAAAGGTACAAGTGGTATAAATGGTACCTCAGGTCTAAGTAGAACATCAGGTAACTCAGGTACTTCAGGATCAGGTGGTTCATCAGGTAACTCAGGAACAAGTGGTGCAAATGGTACTTCAGGTTTAAGTAGAACTTCAGGACAAAGTGGTACTTCAGGATCAGGTGGTTCATCAGGTACTCATGGTGCTAATGGAGCTAATAGAACTTCAGGTCAATCTGGAACTTCAGGATCAAGTGGTTCATCAGGTAATAAAGGTACAAGTGGTATTAATGGTACCTCAGGTTTAAGTAGAACATCAGGTAACTCAGGTACTTCAGGATCAGGTGGTTCATCAGGTGCTTCAGGTACAAGTGGTAATAATGGTACTTCTGGTTTAAGCAGGACATCAGGTGCAAGTGGTACTTCAGGAACAGGTGGATCTTCAGGATCTGCAGGTGGTGGAGGAGGAAGTTCAGTTTCAGGTACTTCAGGTACAGCAGGTACTTCAGGTTCAGCTGGTACTTCAGGTACATCAGGTGTAGTAGGTGGATCAGGTAATTCAATTACTATTACAACAACAGCACCTTTAACAATTGATAGTTTAAGTTCTGCTACATTAGATCAAAGTAGAACTTTAGCACTTAATGTAAATGGAAGTACAGATGGTGGTATAGTAATTTGGGAAAGTACTTTAACTAATTCACTTGAAGTATCACCTTCAATAAAAGTAGAAGATATTAATAGTGGAACAAATAATAATTTAGCATTAAGTCCTGATGGAGCTATAGAACTTGGAACAGGTGGTGATAATGCAACAGACTACTCAGGTATCGCAATTAAATTAGGTACTACAAATACAACAGCAGGAAAAATATATTATTTTACATCAGCAGGTGCTTGGGCATTAGCTGATAAAGATACATCAGCAGCAGCTACTAGTTTATTAGGATATGCATTTGCTAGTGCAGCTTCAGGTGGTATAATGTTACAAGGAGTTGTATCATCAGAAGGTCATGGACATACACTTGGAGCACCACTTTATGTAAAAGACAATGGTGCTTTTAATACTACAGCTCCTACTTCAAGTGGTGATTTTGTTAGAATTATAGGATATGCTATTAATGAAGATCAAATTTACTTCGATCCTGATAAAACATTTGTTGAAAGAGGTTAATAGTTTAAAATAGTAAGATATGCCAACAATCAATGCTTCGAAGTATGGTTTCATGACAAACAGTGCAACAGGTACAGGAGCATTTGCTACTGCCAGAGGTGCTTCTACTGCTAGTGGAACTGCCTTTAACCAACCAACTGGTACTCAAACTACAACTTCATATAATATTGGTTTTAGTAGTAAAGGAGACAGTGCTACTTTAAAACGTTCATGGTGGGCTTTTGATGTTACTACTTACCAATCAGGTTATACAATAACTGATTTACAATTACAATTTGATCCTACAACTAACACATCTACTAACTTTCCAATTATAGTTGTAGCATCTACAGCACAAGGTAATGCTAATTCAAATTTAACACAATCAGATTGGGATGCTTTTGATTCTGGTACTACATATACTACTACTGCTACAACTAATTATTGGCCAGACACAAATAATGTAAGTACTTTAGATTTAAATTCTACAGCAATATCAGCTTTTTCAACTGGTTATCTTAAAATATGTATCATGTGGGTTTTTGATTATAATGGTATTGGGTCTTTAGTTACTGCTAATGGTACAGCTTATCAAAATTATAACTACACACCTAGAATTACTTTTTCAGCTGCAGCAAGTGGTTGGAGTGGTGGTGATATTAACACTGTTACTAATAATATAGATAATAAAGTAAATACTATTGGGTTTAGTAATATTGAAGCAGTTAATACTGTATCATCATAATAATTAGGATATGAGATAAAAAGTTATTATATTTATTGAAAACAAGTCAAGTTATATGAAAAAAATCTTATTTATTGCTCCTCACCTTTCAACAGGGGGACTTCCTCAGTATTTAGTTAAAAAAGTAGAGTTACTTAAAGGTGAATTTGAAATTTATCTTATTGAGTATAATAATTCTACTGGTGGTAAATTAGTAATTCAAAAAAATAAAATATTAGATTTAGTTGATGATGATAAATTCTTTATGTTAGATGATAATAAAGAAATAACATTAGAAATTATAAATAGGATTAAACCTGACATTGTACACCTAGAAGAAATTCCTGAGTATTTTATGAATTATGATTTAGCTAGAAAAATATATAATGTTGACCGTGATTATTATATAGTTGAAACTTCGCATGATTCATCGTTTAATACTAACCATAAAATATTCTTCCCAGATAAGTTCATGTTTGTGTCTAATTGGCAAGTACAACAATATCATAATATAGATATCCCAAAAATATTAGTAGAGTATCCTATAGAATATCAAGATAGACTTGATAGAGTAAAAACTCTTACTGAATTAGGTTTAGATCCTTCTAAAAAACATATACTTCATGTTGGATTGTTTACACCAAGAAAAAATCAAAAAGAATTTTTTGAATATGCTAAAGCATTACCTGAATATCAATTTCATTGTTTAGGTAATCAAGCAGGTAATTTTGAATATTATTGGAAACCATTAATGGAAGATAAACCAGATAATATTGTATGGTGGAATGAAAGAAAGGATGTAGAAAGATTTTATGGATGTATGGATTTATTTTTATTTACATCTAGAGGATCTGACAATGATAAAGAAACAATGCCTTTAGTAATTAGAGAAGCTATATCCCATCAAATACCACAATTATTATATAATCTACCAGTTTATTTAAATTATTTTGATAAATTCGATAGTATTGGTTATTTAAATTTTGATGATTTTGATTCAAATGTAAAGTTAATTAAATCAACACTTAATAAAGATGAAATTAACCCCGAAGAAGAAGCTTACGTAGTATGTACTTATCCTGTAAGTGATGCAATAACACAAACAACTAAAGAATGTATAGAATCACTTAAAAAAGATGGCAGAAAAATTATAATATCAGCTCATACCCCAGTTCCTAAAGAACTACAAAAAATGGTTGATTATACTTTTAATGATTCAAATAATATTTTAACAAAACATACATATTATGCTGGTTATACAATGCATAGTGATTTGTATGATACTCACGTTAACTTAAGGGGTGAAGATAATGATAGATATCATGGACCTGCTTGTTATACTTCATTTTTCAATCCAGCTACATTTGCTAAAAGTTTAGGAATTAAAAAACTACATTATATAAATTTTGATTATATCCTAAAAGATAGTAGTTACATAGATTATATATCAGATATTTTAAATAAAAAAGATACATTCTTTGGTGAATTTGAAGCACAAGAAGGGCCATGTTATTATACTTATTTCTTTAGTGCTAAACCAGAAGCAATGTTAGAAGTAATGCCTACTATTCACACAGCAAAAGAATATGATAGTTTAATGGATAAGTATGGTGCTGAATCTAATGGTATAGAAAATTTAACATATCATATGTTTAAAAATTATTCTAATAATCATATAGAACCTAGAGATAAATTTGAATCTGATGCTGAAAAATATTTTCAATTTGAAGATTATTCAATGGTAGAATATTATACAATTTTACCTACAGATGTAGATAATCATTTTTGTCCCTGGGTAACAATATCTAATGCTAAAGAAAGTAAATTAATTAATTATACAGTTATAAAAAATGGTGAATTAATAATTGATAGAAAATTAAGAGTTAATGGAAAATATTCATTTTGGGATTTAGTTAAATATAATTTAGAAGATAAATTTGAGGTAAAATTTGAAGTAAATGATCTAAAATCAGGTGAACATATTATTACACATACATTTAATTTAGATAAAGATTATTTCTTAAATGTAATGCCTAATAACGGTAGTTTTAAATGGAAAGGTGATAGAAATCAGTATGAAACTAAAAAAATTAAATTAATGCATTTAGTTACTGAACCTAAAACTAATGAAAAAGAAATACGTTCTATAAAAAATGTAAAAGATTTTTGTAATAAAACAGGAATTAAATATGAGCAAAGAGTAAACCAAATATGGAAAGATACTCCACCATCAGAAAATTGCAATAGACCAAATGATGTTCAAGACAAACCAGGCTATTATAAATTAGCACCTGGTCATTTTGGATGTTTTTTAGCTCATAAAAATGCTATAGTAGCAGAAGATAATAGTGATTATGATTATATTTTAATATTTGAAGGTGATGTTATTATAGATTCTGATTATCAAGAATTATATGAATCATTAATACGTTTTAGTAGGATTGCTAAAGAACAAGATCAAGATTTAATTGGTTTTGGTAATCCTTATCAAAATAGAAACTTAAATGGCCCAAAAATAGAAGATATTTATACAGACGTAACACCATTTATCCCAGCTCAATCTTATTTAATTAATAATGATAAATTAGGTAAAATTCAAAAATTATTAGATACAACTAAATGGGATGCTTTTGATATGTGGATATGTAACGTTGCAAGATTAAAAGTAGGAACAGCAGAAAAAATTTATACTAAACACCTACCAGGATTTAGTATTATTGAACAAGAATTTAAATCAACAGACGAAAATAGTCCTTTAATATATGCAAATGAATAAAACAGTATTAATAACAGGTGTAGCAGGTTTACTAGGTAGTAGATTAGCTGACTGGATAATTAAAAACAAACCAGAATATACAGTAGTAGGTATTGACGATTTAAGTGGTGGCTTTAAAGAAAATGTTAATCCTAAAGTTAAATTCTGGCAAATGAATTTAATAGAACATCCTATTGAAAATATATTTGAAACTCATAAAATAGATTACGTATTTCATTTTGCTGCTTATGCTGCTGAAGGATTATCTCCATTTATTAGAACTTATAATTATGATAATAATTTAAAGTCAACAGCTCGTATAATTAATGAATGTATTAAACATGATGTTAAAAGACTAGTATTTACATCTACTTTAGCTGTATATGGTCATGGAGATGGAGGTATATTTAGGGAAGAACAACAACAAGCACCAATTGATCCTTATGGAATAGCAAAATATGCTTGTGAAATGGATATTCAAGTAGCTGGTTTACAACACGGTTTAGATTGGTGTATTATTAGACCACATAATGTATATGGTATTAAACAAAACATTTGGGATAAATATAGAAATGTATTAGGTATTTGGATGTATCAACATTTAAATGGTATGGATATGACTATATTTGGAGATGGTAATCAAACAAGAGCATTTAGTTATATAGATGATTCATTAGAACCATTATGGAATGCAGCTATTAGACCTGAAGCAAGTAAAGAAATTATTAATTTAGGTGGTATTGAAGAAATATCAATAAAAGATGCTTCTAAGGTATTAAGAGAAGTAATAGGTAGTGGTAATATAGTTCATTTAGAAGGTAGACATGAAGTAAAACACTCAATACCTACATTTCAGAAATCAATTGATTTGTTAGGTTTTGAATATAAAACTTCAATGAAACAAGGTTTAACAGAAATGTGGAATTGGGCTAAAGAGCAACCTATGAAAGATAGATTTGTATGGCCTAGTTATGAATTAGATAAAGGAATTTATAGTTTTTGGAAATAATGAAAATATGTCAAGTACATCCAGCCTGTGGTATAAGCGTTCCTCCTAAAGGGTGGGGAGCTATTGAACAAATCGTATGGGAATTTCATCAAAATTTCCTAGCATTAGGGATGGAATCTGAAATAAAATATGTTAATCAAATTAAACCTGGTGAATTTGATGTAGTTCTATGTCATGTTCATAACTTAACAGATGTTTTACAAGAAAAAAATATACCTTATTATTATCAATTACATGACCATCATGCTTACCATTATGGTAAAAAATCTTATGTATATGAAACTAATTTAAAAGCAATTAATGGTTCAATTAAATCATTAATGCCAGCTAGATATTTAGTTGATTATATGAATCCTGATAAATGTATGTATTTTTCACATGGTGTTAATACTGATGTTTATAAACCAGGTAATAAAAAAAGAACAAGGGATTTATTAATGGTAGCTAATAATGGTTTAGCAGGTGATTCTACTTTTGATAGAAAAGGATTTGGTTTTGGTATTGGATTAGCTCAATTATTAGATACAACTATTACAATAGCAGGACCGTCAAATAATCAAAATTGGTTTAGTGCTAATCCTTGGGTATTTGGTTTAAAAAACTTAGAAATAAAATTTGATCAAACAGAAGAAGAATTGTTGGAGTTGTATCAAACTCATCGTATATTCGTTCATCCAACAATGTTAGAAGCAGGTCATCCTAACTTAACAATGTTAGAAGCAGCTGCATGTGGAATGCCTATTATAGCTGATTGGGAGTATGAAACTGATTTTCATGGTGCATGGAGAGCTCCTCGTAATGTATTTGAAATGAAAAGAGGATATGATGATATAATAGAAAATAAAGATAAATATGTAAAACAAGCTTTAAAAACAGCAAGTGATTTAAGCTGGTTTAATAGAGCAAAAGATTTAATAAAGTTATTTAATGAGTCAACTAAAATAATATGAAAGAAGTACTAATAAAAGAATATAATAATTTAAAAAATTTAAGAATTGAACCTAAAAAAGATGATTTTTTATATAATATTCATTTTGTAGGAGGAGCTTTTTGTGAAATTAGGGGAGCAGAAAATACTAATTTTAGAATAGAATTTATAGATAAGAAAACAAATGAGTTTTTACATTACCATGATATTACTAATAATATGTGGACAAGAACTAATACTAAATATTTTGTTGATTATTTAATAAAAATAAAGAATAGAGACACAGATGAAGTAATACATGAATGTGAGTATGATGCTAAAGGAAAAAGAGTAATGATTTGTTTTGATAGTAAAGCAATTGGTGATACTTTGGCATGGTTTCCATATATTGAAGAATTTAGAAAAAAACATAAATGTGAGGTTGTAGTATCAACTTTTTTTAATGAATGGTTCAAAGAAAATTACCCAGATTTAGAATTTATAGAACCTGGAGAGACAGCTTATAATTTATATGCAAGATATGATATAGGTTGGTATTATAATGAAACTGAATATGCTGAAGATAATACAATTGATTTTAGTAAAACACCTTCAGATTTTAGAAAAAATCCACTAGGTAAAACATGTTCAGATATTTTAGGATTAGATTTTGAAGAAATAAAACCTAAATTAACATTTAAAAACACAGGATCAACTATTGAAGGTGATTATGTTGTAATAGCTCCTCATGGTTCAGCTCATGCTAAATATTGGAATCGTGAAGGTGGTTGGCAAGATGTAATAAATCATTTAAATAATAACGGTTATAAAGTAGTAATGATTACTCAAGAACCTTTAGGTGATGAATGGCATGATTCTAAATTAGGTGGTACTTTAGAAGGTGTAATTGATAAAACAGGTGATCATCCATTAAGTGAAAGAGCTAATGATATGATGAATGCTAAAGCTTTTATTGGTATAGGAAGTGGATTAAGTTGGTTAGCATGGGGATTAGGAACACCTGTTGTAATGATATCTGGTTTTAGTGAACCTTATTCTGAATTTAAAGATTGTGAGAGAGTATTTACCCCAGAAGGTAATTGCAATGGTTGTTTTAATAGAGTAAGATTAAATGCTGGTGATTGGGAGTGGTGTCCTGACCATAAGGATACAGATAGACATTATGAATGTACTAAATCTATACCTTCTTCTACAGTAATAAATGCAATAAATAAACAGTTAGGGATTTTGTGATATTTATAACAAAATACATTTAAAATAATTTCCTTAACATGGCAAAAACATTATCGAATAGTGGTATAGCGACTGGTAACCCAGTTCTAGCAGCTCAAGTCAGTCAATCCGTTCAAGCTTTTACAGGAGCAGAATCATATGATATTACGATTTCAGGATCTTTAAATTTACCAGCAAATACACAAATGAATGGTACAGCTTCTGAAGCTATATTTGCTACAACAGCTGGATCAACTGCTGGTCCTGTAGCATTAGTAACAGTATCAGAAGAAACAGCAGCAGAAACTAATTATATAGTTTTTTCTCCATCATCATCAGTTGGTGGTAGTGCACAAAATTTAAAAAATACAGATACAGTAGGAGCAGGTGGGGCAACTGGTGGTTTAGAATATAATGCTAATACAGGGAATTTAAAAGGAAAATCATTTGAATCATCTGTTACAGCAGCTACAACAGTAGGATTTGTAGGAACTTCATCATTCGCTAACTCAGCAGTTACAGCACAAGCTAGTACATTAACAAATGAGGCTTCTGATACTACTTGTTTTATACCTTTTTATACAGCAGCTACAGGTGATTTACCAACAAAAACAAATGCAGGGTTATTATTTGACTCTGCTACACAGAAATTAACTGTAACATCAGCTTCAATTAGTGATTTAATTTCAACAGGTAGAGTTGATTATGTATCAGCTTCATTTGACGATTTAGTAGTTTCAGGTGCAGCAAGAGTAAATGCAAGATTTTATGCTTTACAATCTGCATCTTTAGGTGATACAGTAATTAACCACAGAGCAAGAGTTAATGGACAATTAATAGCAGCTCTTCAAGGTACTCTAACAGATGCATCTCTTAAATTTCCATTAGTAGCTCCTACAGATACATTTACAGCAATGCATTTTGATGGTACTACTGACGATATGAGAATAGAATATGGTCATGATGCATCAGATGAATTTTTTGGAAGAATAAGAATGTCAGACAATCTTAGTACTGACCATTTTGATGTAGTATTCACAGCATCAGGAGCAGGAGCTAATTCAACACCTTTTAGTGCTTATGGTAATAAAGTATTATTAGCTCAACCTTCTGCTACAGCAGATGCAAAAGTAGGTATAGGTGTTTCGTCATCGGGATCAATCCAATCATTATTAACAGTTGAAGGTTCATCATCAGCAGCATCTAGAGTTGTACGTGTAATGGATAAAGGTCAAAATCATTTAGTTTTTGCAGTTGAATATGATGCAAACACTGATGGTATAGCTAGAGTATTAAGTGGATCTAATGGAAATGATGGTATACAATTAGCAGCAAATGATAATAGTTATTTTTCTAAAAATTTAGGTTTAGGAGATTTTACACCAGAATCTAGATTTACTGTTAGATCATCAGCATCAGCAGCATCAAGAATTAGTGAGATGCAAAACAAAAATGGTAATATATTATTTTCTTTTGAAAACAATGCTGGTCATACTGCTGGTGATTTTGGGATATATAATTCATCATTCTCAGAAAAAGTAAAATTATCATCAGAAGATAATGATAAAATGTTTTTAGGAAATGGAACAGGAGCTCCTAATATTGGTTTTGGTACACCTACTCCTGATGGTGATTTACATATAAAGAAAACAGGATCAGTAACTCTTAAATTAGAATCAGATGAAACTGATGGTACAGTTTATACAAGATTTTTAAATGATGCTATTGGTTGGAGATTAGGTGTTCAATCAAATGATAGATTTGCTTTATATGATTCAACAAATGCTGTAACACATTTAATAGCAGAAAATAATTCACTTAGATCATTAGTAGGAATTGGAACAACTAATCCAAGCAATGCAGTAGTATTAGACGTAGCAGGACCTATGAGAGTATCGGGTTCTATGGTACAAAGATTTCAAGCTTTAAGTACTGCTAATTTAACTTATAATGGTGTTGGTTTAATAACTGGCCAATCAGGTGAAACAGTTAATGTAAGTTCAAGTTTAATACTATTAACAGACGTAGAAACAAGTCCAAATAGAGCAACAGTTGATATGACTAATTGGATTGACACAGCTCAAGTAGGTCAAAGAGTAGAAATTGCATTAGTATCAGACTCATCACCAGAATCTGGTATTCAATTACAATATTATAATGCTGGTAATACTGTTACTTTTAATGGCTCAGCAAGAGGTGCTTTACTTACCTATTCATCATCTGTATTTGATTGTCCTAGTAGAGATAGAGGAACTGAAGTAAGTATACTTAAAACTCAAACTGATGTTGTAAAAGTATTTGGTTCAGCTATGACAGTTGATAACACATAATAAAAATATAATCTTATAGGAAAAGATTAATATGTATAACGGAATATAAAAAAATTAAAGTTTATGGAAAAAAAAGTTTTAACAAAAGATGAAATTTCTAGTTTAAAAGATTTAAAACAACAATATAGTGATCTTACAGAAACTACAGGTGTCATCGAAATGCAAATAATAAATTTAGAAATAAAAAAAGAACAAATAAAAGAAAAATTAAAAAGTTTACAACAAAAAGAAATAAAGTTAGCTAAAGAATTAGAAGAAAAATATGGTAACGGAGAAATTTCTTTAGAAAGTGGTGAGTTTTTACCAAATAAATAAACTTTTGAAAAAATTTAGTATATTTATCATAAAAATAACATAAAATGGCAGAAACATTAATTTCCCCAGGAGTATTAGCAAGAGAAAATGATCAATCTCAAATAACTTCGCAACCAGTACAAGCCGGTGCGGCTATCGTTGGTCCTACAGTATTAGGTAAAGTAGGTATTCCAAAACTAGTTACTAGTTATTCAGAATACTTAGCTAATTATGGAAGTACTTTCCAAAGTGGTTCAGACGAATACACATTCTTTACTTCTATATCAGCATATAATTACTTTAATAATGGTGGTACATCATTAATAGTAAACAGAGTAGCTTCAGGATCATGGGCTCCAGCAGTATCTACAACAGTATTTAGTGAAGTAGAAAGTGGTATTCCAGAAACAGGAAGAGATATGATTGGCTCTTATACATCAGGTGGTACAGATGGAACAGCTGGAACTTATACAGCAGTAGCAACAGCAGTATCTCCAGCAGGAGGATCTGGTTTAACAGTAACTGTTGTAACAAATGACTCAGCAGGAAAATTAGTATCAACTGCAGATGAATTATTAGCTAGTATTAACGCAGGTACTAATCCATCAGATTGTGTAAATGCAACATATACAAACGTATCATTAACAACAACAGGAGGTGGTTCAGGTGGTGTTGCAACAGTTGTATGTACTGGTAACACAATTACAGGAATAACAGTTACAACTGCAGGATCAGGATACGTAGTAGGTAATACAATGGGTATTGCAGCAGGAGATTTAGGTGTTGGTTCATCAGCAGCAGTATTTGTATTAGCAGCAGGTGATACATTAGTTGAAGCAATTTCAATTACATCAGTAGTTCCAGGATCAGGATACTCAGTAGGTGATCAAATAACAGTTGCAGCAGCAACTATTGGTTCTCCAACAGCTGACTTAATATTTACATTAGTAGATGCAGACATAATTGATACAAATGCCTTTACATTAGAAACACTAACAGATGGTGCTATAATGAATAGTGTAGGTCCAACAGGTTCAAATGGAACATTAGATAGTGGATCTCAAAACAATATAAGATGGGAAATTCAAGCACCTAATACAAGTTCAGGTGTATTTAGTTTAATAATTAGACAAGGTAATGATACAGCAAAAGCTAAATCAATATTAGAAATATTCCCTAATGTATCATTAGATCCAAAACAATCTAACTATATAGCTAGAATTGTTGGTGATCAAACAAAAACATTAAGAGATGCTACATCAAACGATCCTTATTGTCAACCAACTGGATCTTATAGAAATGCTTCAAGATATGTAAGAGTAAAATCAGTAGATTTAAAAACTCCAGATTATTTTGATAATAATGGAACTGCAAAATCAGAATTTACAGCTTCAATTCCACGTGCACAAAGTGGATCAATGCAAAGTGGTACTGGTGATTTAGTAGGTGGTAGAGCAGGTATTAATTATTATGATAAAATAAATGATACAGATTCTCAAGGTATGGGAGCTACAGAAATGGGATCAGGAGTTGGATTATATACAACAGCTTTTAACCTATTAGCTAATAGAGATGATTATAGATACAACATCATAACAGCCCCAGGATTAGTTTATTCAAATGCTAACCATGCTACTCCATTAAATTCAATGATTTCAAACACTCAAAATAGAGGAGATGCAATCGCAATTATGGATTTAGAAAATTATGGTTCATCAATAACAGCAGCTACAGGAACAGCAGCGTCAGTTGATAATTCATATGTAGCAGCTTATTGGCCATGGTTACAATTAGCAGACCCAGATTCAAGACAATTAGTATGGTCAGTACCATCAGCGTTAATTCCTGGTGTATACGCGTTTAATGACAAGTCAGCTGAAGCTTGGTTCGCACCCGCTGGAATTAACAGAGGCGGTTTAGGTACAGTAGTACAAGCAGAAAGAAAATTAACTCAAACTAATAGAGATGATTTATATACTGGAAAAGTAAATCCAATAGCAACATTCCCAGGAAGAGGAGTTGTAGTATTTGGACAGAAAACATTACAATCATCAGCATCAGCTCTAGATAGAGTAAATGTTAGAAGATTATTAATTGAACTTAAGTCATTTATTTCACAAATTGCTGATAATTTAGTATTTGAACAAAATACAGCAGCAACAAGAAATAATTTCTTAGGACAAGTAAATCCATATTTAGAGTCAGTACAACAAAGACAAGGATTATATGCCTTTAAAGTACAAATGGATGCAGCTAATAATGGACCAGATGTAGTTGATAGAAACCAAATGGTAGGTGCAATTTATTTACAGCCAACTAAAACAGCTGAATTTATATACCTAGACTTTAACATTTTACCAACAGGAGCAACGTTCCCAGCATAAAAAATAAAAGATATAATATTTATAATAAAATAAAATAAAACAATAATAAAATGGCAGTATTAAACCCAAACGAAATATTTTTCACAGCCTTTGAACCAAAAGTTGCTAACAGATTTATTATGTACGTAGATGGAATCCCAGCTTACATCATTAAAGGTGTTAGTGGAATGGGTTTTGCACAAGATGAAATCGTACTAAATCACATTAATACTTATAGAAAAGTAAAAGGAAAATTAAGATGGAATGATTTAACAATGCAGTTATTTGATCCAATTACTCCTTCAGGAGCGCAAGCTGTAATGGAGTGGACAAGATTACACCATGAATCAGTAACTGGTAGAGATGGATATTCTGATTTCTATAAAAAAGATTTAACAATTGATGTATTAGGACCAGTAGGTGATGTAGTATCAGAATGGATCATAAAAGGTGCGTTTATTAAAGATGCTTCATTTAGTGATATGAATTGGGATGACGATGGAACAGCAAATAACATCGACTTAACAATTGGAATGGATTACTGCGTATTAAATTTCTAATAAAGAAATTAAACATTTTAAAGAATAGCTTGGCTTCGGTCAAGCTTTTTTTTATGTTATATATGTATACATGAAATTAAGTTATAATTAATAAAAGATATGAGCGAAAACACTGTAACACCTAAAAAAATAGAGAAACCAAAATTTCCAACTGAATTTGTTGATTTACCTTCTAAAGGATTATTGTATCCTGAAGGACATCCTTTATCTTCTGGTAAAGTAGAAATGAAGTATATGACTGCTAGAGAAGAAGATATTCTAACTAATCAATCTTACATTAAAAAAGGTATAGTATTAGATAAATTAATAGAAGCATTAATAATTGATAAATCTATTAATATTCATGATTTGTTTACTGGTGATAAAAACGCTATATTAATAGCATCTCGTGTATTAGGATATGGAAGTACATATGATATTACTTATGGAGGAGAAACACACACAGTTGATTTAAGTCAATTAGAAAACAAAGAAATTGATGATTCTTTATATAGTAGTGAAAATAATTTTGAATTTAAATTACCACACTCAGGAACAAATGTATCATTTCAATTATTAAATGGTAAATTAAATCAAAAAATTGAAAACGAAATATCAGGTATAAAAAAGATAAAAAAAGATGCCTCTCCAGAAGCTACAACAAGATTAAAACATACTATAACATCAGTTGAAGGTGACACAGCAGGTAAAACAATTAGAGATTTTGTAGATAATTATTTTTTAGCTCGGGACGCTCGAGCATTAAGAGAATATATTCTCAAAATCCAACCAGACGTTGAACTAAAATGGGAAATAGAAAACGACGAAGGTGAACTTATCGAAATAGACGTACCAATTTCTTTAAACTTTTTTTTCCCTGACGCCTAGCCAGGCTCAAGAATATAGGAAAACCTTATTCGAAAATATACATAATATAGTATTTCATGGTAAAGGTGGATATGATTGGCATACCGTATATGATATGCCTATATGGTTACGAACCTTTACTTGGAATAGAATAGTAGCTCATTATAATGAAGAAGCTGAAGCTCAGAAAAAAGCGTCACAATCCGCTAATGATATAGATATGGCTAATCCTGATAAAAAGAAAATGCCAAAACAAACTATATCCCCTCCATCATACGTAACAAAAGCTAGTAGAAAAAAATAGGTTTTAAATATTTATAACAAAATTACAATTAATGGCTCCTAAACCTAGAGATTTATTTAATAAAAAGAATGTCAAAGAAGTAAACCAAGAACTTGG